AGCAACTAAAGGAATCTTTAAAACGGATGGACTTAACTGCATCATTTTGTCCAAGTGTGTAGTAACTTTGTTATCCAATGCTTGCACTTCTTGTTTAGTTGCCATCATTGGCAATTTAACATCACCATTTTCGTCTGGTAACTCCCCCTCTACTGTTTGCACCGCCCCTTGACCATCTAACCCTTTGCGAGCTATTACAATCCATTTTGTAGTGTCGGTCGGCAAGCTATCATTATCATCAACTAGCGATTGATATGTGCTACCTTGATAGGTTACAGGGTTATTACGATTGTAAGTTGTGCCGTTTTGGTAAGGTACGACTTGCCCCCAACCCTCGATTGCATATGCTGCGTCATTAGCGCGATTAGCTGCATTGTCAGCATTTGTCGTAGCTTGCTGGGCGTCTTGCGCTGCTTGATTAGCGTTTGTAGTAGCATTAATTGCTCCTGTGGTTGCTTGGGACGCATCTGTAATACTTTGCTCTAGTGACGTTTGCAACTGCTCTAAATCACCCTTTAACAATGTCAAAACGGCGATTATTTGCACAGCAACATTTGTCGCTTGATTAGCTGCTGTAGCTGCGTCAGTAGCCTCAATTGTTGCGTTTAACATATCATCGATTAATTGTGTTGCGTCACTTAATGCTGTTTGCAAGTCCGATAATGTTGCATCTGCGTTATTTAATGTATCTGTAATACGCTGTATTAACTCGTCTACATCATTATCGCCAGCCAAAATGTTTATTTGCCGTTGCAAATTATTAAAGCGCCGCAAAATATCATCCCACGTTTGATTAATATTTACACGTTCTTCCCGCGTAATAGGTGAGTTCGTATTATACATTGTCATTCCATCACTTCCTTACATATATAAAAATCTAAAATTAAAAGCCGCACTTATAATAGTGCCGCCCTCTACAGTTATATGGTTTTCTCCTGCAGCTAAAGCGAGAAGCTTTTTATTAGTATCTTTAAATACAGATATACCATTTTTAAGTGTACGTATACCACTTAATACAAGTGTATCACTTGCTGTTAGCGCGTCATTATAACGATATACGTCTCCCGTTGTCTGATTAATAATTTGCAAATAAGATGCCGCTGTTGCTTTGATAGTGATTTCTAACTCATGCTCTCTTGGGTCGATAGATACGTTACCGATATTATCGATTACAAAATTATTTGTACTGTGTACATATTTATATTCCTTATCCCAATCTAAGCCCATGCCCCAGCTCCATAAATCTACATCCCATTCTTTATGACTTTGCAAGTCCATACAACTACCTCTTGACTGTGCATAAGGTGTAATACATATAAGCCTAATGCTAAACATGCCGTTTTTAATAGTACGTCTCAAACTAAATTTACCGTCGTTGCGCACATGCCACCATAGACCATATTCTTTTGTATCAATAATATAAAAGTCTTCTTTGCTGCCGAACAGGGCAAATAAATCACGATGAAATTGAGCATAATCAGCTAAATCATACCCACTTACTTTAAAAGTAGCATCAATATAACGAGTGTTGTACCCTCGACTTGTGACGATATAGCCACTGCCATCAATGTTATACGATTCATTCATGGCGTCTAAGGATTCAGGCTCAAATTCCATGACCCGAATCCCTGCATCACGTAAATTAATTTGATTTCCGTTTTTTACGAAGATTAACGTCATAATGAGAACCCCTTTGTCATTGCAGCTATATTAGCACCTTGATACTGCTTGCCGCTAACAATTTTATACATAATTTCACCTACTTTTTCGCCATACAAAATCACATCTGAAGTCTCAATGTGCATGTCACCCTCTCCATTGTCACCAAAAGTGTTGTTATTAATAGTTGAATAATTATTAATCATTGACGATGGTTTGTCTAAACCTAAATTAACTTTAGCACCTCGTAACGGGTTGACAATGGCTGGTTTAATAAAGTCACCAATTTTTTCGGATGCATTCGCCAGAAACGATTTTTGCCGATCTACCCCAACATCAAATCCACGTGCAAGATTGCCTACAACAAAATCACGCATCCAACGCGACGGTGAATGAATATCCAATGATTTTTGTATTGTGTTTTTGATATTTTCAGCCATCGTTTTGGCTTGTTTTTGCAGAGCCCCATCCATAGACTTCATTCCATCGATCAAACCTTGTCCAGCATTTTTGCCAACTTGATGGAGTGTTTTTAACTCCTTGTCAGTGCCACCAACGACATCTTTGATTGCTTGTTGCCACTCTTTGTTAAGTGTTTCAAGCTCTTTATTTGCTGCATCACGCATAGCTTGTATTTCATTTTGCGTTTGTGTTTTTAGTGGCTCTAGCTCTTTGATAGCTTGCTCACGTGCAATTTTAGACTTTTCTTTGTACATATCTTGGTAAGCTTTTAACTCTGAATCTGTCATAGAGTTTAAAGCTCGCAGCTCTTCTGTGGCAGCTGGGCCCATCTGACGTAACTCATCGAGTAATGTTTTGGATACCCGTCTACGCTCTAGTTGCGTCAATTGGTTGCGCCAATCATTTAAGGCTTGTACCTGGTCGCTTAAATTTTTGGCAAGTGTTTCAGATGTTACAGCTTCCCGCTGTTTAACTTCGTCAAACAATCCATACGAATTTAAAATTGACTGATATCTACTATCCAAAGCGTTTGCATATTCATCATTTAATTTTTGTTCATTTTGAATCAAATCATCATTTATTTTTTGAGCTTTGCTTAAATATTCATTATTTTTGCTAGTGATAGCATCATTAATGCGTTTTACATTGTCTTGGTATTGTCGTCTAAGCTCAACATTTTCTGCTGATCCATTCGCGAATTGCTTATATGCTGCACGCCAATATTGTGCTTCATCGATTAAGCTTAATTCATTAGCTTTCTTTTTATCATCGATAAATTTTTTGGTAGCAGCGAGTTTTTGCTTATTGACCTCTTGCTCTTTTTTAACCATATCAGCCCATGCTTTGTTATTGATTTCCATAAGCTTTCCATGCATTTCTTTTTCTAGTTCGGCGATTTTCTTTGCATCAACTTTTTTCATGCTGTTGCGTTTTTTGGCATAAGACTGCTGTATTTTTGTGCGTTCTGCCTCAGCTTTTTCAGAAATCTTTATAATTTCATCGGTATTCTTTTTAGCAGCATTAGTGATAACTTTCGTTACATCTGTTATGGCTTTTTCATTCAACTTTTTTGTGTTGGCCATACCGATAGCCATCCCTGTACCTGTATCTTCACCAATGCCAATAAAAACGCGCGAAGGCGAGTGAATATCCAATGCTTGGCGCACTGTTTGAGCTGCACTATTTGCAATGCCACGAGCTGTTGCGATAACTTGCTTTTCGCCAGCTTTTAACCCTCGAACCATTCCAGACGTTGCTTCCTGGCCGATTTTTTCGAAAGTTGAAGATATATTATCAAAAGGTTTTACAATGCTTTGAGTTAAAGTATTGATTGCTGTAAGAACTGCTTCTATACCGTTATTTATCGCGAGGACAATGCCACCTACTGCATCGTTACCAATACGCTCAAATACTTTAGATGGGCTGTGTGTTTCTAATTGATCTCTCGCTGCTTCCTCTAAAGCCTTCCCTAAGTTGGACGCGGCTTTTTCAGCTTCTGGCGTACCTTTTTCGATTCCGGATGCTTGTCCTTTGGCAATATCCACACCAAGCTCTTCAAATTTTGCACTTTTAATGCTATCCGCTAAAGCTTGTTCAGTTCCGATAACTAAATGGCCTACTGCATCTAATAAGCCTGTATTTTCAATACCTAACGAGGTACTTAGCGCTTGTGTCGCTACTTCTCCACCCTTAGCAAACGTTGAGCTTAATTTTTGTAATTCATCATCAGATGCCTTAACAAGCGCACTAACATGCCCCGCCGATTCGGGGCCTGCTTCACGTAGTGTATTAAGTAGTCCTTCATCAATACCACGCTCTGCCAGTTTCGCAATATTTTCAGACCATTCTGTAATGACGCGTTGATTTTCTTCGAGATTTTTCTGCATTTCTGCAACACTCGTCTTAGACTTATCACTCAACGTATCAAACATATCTGTCGCAGCACTTGCATAATCGTCCCACGCGGATTTCATATCTTTTACTGTTTCTTGTTGTTCTTTGGAGAGCTCTTCAAGCATTTTTAATTGTCTGCCAATGTCTTGCTCTGCTGCTTCAGCCACAGCCGCGCTCGATTCAATCAGTTCGTTATCTACCCTTTTACGCTCTTCGCCAGCAGCTGTATGAGCTGCTGATAAATCCGCTTCTTGCACTTGCAATTTTTCGGATTCTTCTTTGTATTCTGATTTGGTTATCTTGCCTTCTGCATACAATTGGTTATTTTCCTCGATTAACGCATTGACTTCTTCAAGCTGTTTACTGATTTCAATTTCTTTTTGCGTTAGTTCGTAGCTTCGTTCTCTAGCACTTTGTAGCTTCTCTTCCTCTTTCATGAGGTTGATGCGATTAAGAATTTGCTCGGATGTCATACTTAGTGCATTGGACTGTTCACCGTACGCTAAATTTAAGCCATCAACATTCTTATTTAATTCTGCTATATGTTCTTTTAATAACTTTTTTTCTGCGGCAGTTTTCTTTTCTTTGGCTGCCAACTCTTCGATTTCGGCTGCGAGCTTTGTGTATGCTTCGGCATTTGTTTCAATGTTCCTCTGTTTTTTCTCATACGCTACAGCCGATTCTTCAACGGATGTGCTCAGGGCTTTCGTAGATTCCGCTAATGCTTCGTTTTGTTGGGCTAATTTCGCTCCCTCTTCGGTAGTGCGTTTGAAGTGCATAACAAGCCCAACTACTGCCGTAACAAGTAACCCAACACCCGCTACTACCCATCCTACTGGGCCAGCTAAAAGCGCCATTGCTGCGCCCCATGCTTTTGTTGCTGTTGCCGCTGCTATTTGCGCTACAGTTGATAACTTAATAGCACCCGTCAAAACACCAATCGCAAACGTTTTTAACGTGATAGCGCTCGTAGAGGCGACGGTTACCACTGTACCAGCTCGATCCGTTGTATTCATGACAATTTGCGATGCAATACGTGCATTTGTAGCTATCGTTAATGCTTTAGTGGTTGCTTCTGCGGCTGCTATCGCCACTTTAGCCGCACTAATAGCCGCGCTTGCTTTTGTAATGACTGTGTACGCCGCAAATGCAGCTGTTAAACCAATCAGGACTGGAGTCAATGCTTTGACAACAGGTATCGTTGCACTAATTGCTGTAGCAAATACTGTAACAACAGGCGCTGACGCTCTAATCACATCGTTAATCGTCGCAAAAGTCGCGCGTACAACTAACTTCAAGCTGTCAAGGTTTTCAGCAATACTTTTACCTGTCACTGCTTTTGACAAATCATCAAACGCAAAAATCATATTAGCAACACCAACAACTATTGCATTACGAAGATTTGTAAATGACGTACCAATACCAGCAGAACTGTTTTTAGCAACATCAGCAAAACCGTTGACACCGCCGTTTAGTTCGATAATTTTCGCATTGAAATCTTTAAACTTAATATCACCAGCTTTTAACGCTGCGTACAGATCGTTTTGTGCTGATTGACCCGCAAAGCCAAACGCCTCAGCCGTCTTATTGAGCGCATACCCCATCGTTTCCTGCAAAGTTCTCCATGACTGCATGTCAACGGAACCTTTGCTCAGCATTTGCACATATTGCACAAGTCCGCGTTCTGCGTCTGAAGCACTTGCGCCGCTTGCTAAAAAGGCATTATTTAATGACAAGGCGGTGTCTGTTGCATTGTCTAAATCACCTGTTAATACTGCTATATTTTGTGCACTACTTACAATGCCGTCCAGTGTCGTCGGTAAACCTTGGATGCCCTCGGACAATTTGTTGATAGACTTTTGAGCCGCCTCGCTGCTAAAGCCCATACGCTCCATCACACTAGGAAATCCATTGATTGTGTCAAAGCGCTTTATGGCTCCATCTAATGCACTTGTAACAAGTTGTATGCCTTTTTGAGCAAGCCCGACTAAACCTAATGCGGTGACCATATCTTTGACGCCGCCAGAAGCTTTTTTTGCTGATTTATCAACATTATCAATCTGCCTATTAATGTCCGCTACGCCTTTAACAACACGTCCATCATCTAAAATGACATCAATTACAATTTTGCCGTCGGAAGCCATAAATACATCACTCCTTCAGCTCATATGCTTTTTTAATTTTTTTAATTGCTTCGCGCTGTTTACCTGTACCGCGCCCCGTTGGTAGCTCCATCTGTCGGATCTCCAAAACTTTTTTAAACTTGGTATCATCGCTCAATCCGCTTAAAAGCGCCTTAAACTGCCACCAATGAAGCTTACCTTGCTGCTCAAATAAATCCATGCCATAACATTGCAAAAAAGACGCGTAAATATATTGCGCGTCTTGCTTGATGTCATATAGCGCCTCGTTGTCACCCTCTTGAATCTGTGGCATGGGGTTTCCTTCGATGTCACATTTGACATCATCATCCTTTTCATTATTGATGAAGGTATCAAACAGCCTGACAAAAATATCTGCTTGCTCCTGTAAAGGATAATCTAAATCTTGCCCTAATAGCATATACAGCCCAGCTACTACCTGTTGTGCGTCGTTTACTTCGTTGTCATTAAGCAAATCGATAATCGATAAGACGTTATCAAATGACAAATCAACCTCATACATAACGCCATCTAGCTCAACTTGCCCTGGTAACGTGTCGGTTAATGTAAACATCGCCACACCTACTTTTTACGTTTTTGGTGCTGTTGGCGCTGTTTTTTTGACTGTACATAGTTTTCAACTTTCATTTGCTGCGTTTTTAAACCGCGCTTATTGGCTTCTGCTACAATCCCTTCAGCAAGTTGATTAATCACATCCGCACAGGCGAAAGCACTACCGACACGCTCATAGATAGCGTTGCCAGCACCTTGTTCTAACAAATTATCTAAGCATTTAATTATAAGCTTTTTAGCCCCTTCGAAATCTTCATCAGTCAGCTGCTTAGCATCCTCATTAAATTTAATAAAAACCGCGCGTTGTTGCTGTAAGCTCTCATCTGACATATTAATTTCGTATTTTAAATCATCAATCTCCACTGGAATTGTAGGCTTACGTGTATTAATTTTAATCATGTATATCGCTCCTTTTTATACAAATACAAAAAAGAAGGCTTAGTCGCCTTCTCCTTCGATTGGTTCTTCTGGTTCCTCAATTGGCTCTTCGGTTTCTTCTGGCTCTTCTGATTCCTCTGTGTTGCCCGAATTATCGGGCTCATCAGGGTGTAACTGGTGGTACTGTAATTGTTGGTTTAGCATCCCACGAAATGCGGCAGTTAAACGGTGCATAGTCGGACGCTTCGCCACCCGTCGTTTTAATTTCTGATACTGTGGCGCGCCCCTCAAATTCAGTACCATCAGTACGCACTTGCTTAAACATGATTTTACGTGCTTCTCCTGTCTCTAGCTCAAGATCTGCTATTAATTTTTGTGCTGGATCTTCAATGTCATGCATACCTTCAAACGTATATGCCTTTTTAACAGAAATAACGTCCGTCTCCTTTGTTCCATCGCCATCATAAAACGCATATTCCTCTGTTTCTTCCTCTCCATCGTCTGTAACAGAGGAAATCCATTTCGCTAATCGTAAATCGGCGGTACTGTTTTCATCTTCATATACCCCTACCCAATATTCTGTTAAGGCATTCTTTTTACGTGCCATGTCTATAACACTCCTTTAAAAATTGTAATTTGTACACTGATTGATAATTGATAAATAAAATAGCCCTGCTCATCGATTAAGATAAGCGAGGGCATACCCATTATTTTTATGTCATTAAATTCATAGCTGCCGTTTGCAGATGGCAAATCAACTAAGTTTTCTAGCTTTTGAAATATGGTGCTAAGAAAATCGATACAATTATTTTGTTCCTTACTTTTCGCATTAATTTGTACTTGCTGTTGTTTGTCACGCGTCCCGTCAAAATAGACTGTTTCTGCTCCGCCTGGCATCGCCATGACAGATACACTTTCGCCAGTGTCTAGTACACCAAGGATGCTCTTAGCAAACGGCTGTTGGCTATTGATATAGCGATTAAGCTGTAGTAATAAATCTAACTCCATACCTGCCATCACCTCGCCCTATTCATTGCATTAACCACAACTCTTTTCCAGCTATCGCCGTGAATCGCTAATGCCTTGCTATCCCATTTAGGACCCGTGCCAGGTGTCGTAAATTTAGCTCCAATGTTGTAATATTGACGCCGCGCATAAACCGAGTGCCACGTAATTGATTTACCATCAACCCCAATAGATGATTGATTACGTAAGTCGCTGGATAGCATCGGCACATATATATTACTATCAGCATAGACCTGATTGACAAACGCATATTGTCCTTGTTTGGTCATATTTGATAGTCTGATAGGTACACCGTCAAGCTGTCTCTTTATACGGACACGCATTAAATCACCTCCAACTCCCAATGATGTACCTTGCTGCTCTTTGGGTGACAACATGGCACAATCTTTTTAAGGACGTATTCTTTATCATCAAAAATGATAATAGATTCCTCTGTAAAATTATCAGGAATGGGCGTACTGTTACGGGTGTCTACAAAGATAACAGCATTAGCCATAATTTTAGTTTGTGTTTTATCTCTGCTAAATATGGTCGATTGGTCAAACCTCACATGTTTAATGATGGCAGGTACAGCATATAGCGGATTACCATAGTCGTCTTTGCCATCAAGACGTTGCCTGTAGATAATGTCATGTACGAGCCACGAGCGCGGCAATGCTCTTACCAACATGCTGTACTCACTCCCTGAAACAATAGTCCTGTGTTGCGTAAATACAGGACGACATCGCTTGACAACATACTGTTTTCTTCTTTTTTTGCCGTTCCTCTGCTTGCCCCCGTACTCATCATTGTGCGCCCAATCTGCACCGTTGCGACTTCCTGCAACCCATGTGAGCTAGTAGCTCCCATTTCGTAAAAGTAATCGATTTGCGCGGCTACAGCGCTTTTAAATTTTGATTTCCTCCAATCCCAATCGCTCGCTAAATCATTATGCTGATAAAAGTCATTTGTAACACTGTCTAGCACATCACAAGCTTTTCGCTCCAAAAAAGGAAAAGCATCAGGCTCAATATTATTTTGACTCAATGCTTTGTATTCATCTAAAGTTAAATAAGGCATTTAATCACCTTCTTTTGTTTTATCGATGCGCTCTAAAAAATCGCCATCCCATTTTTTGAGATTGGCGATTGCTTCATTTCCGCGCTTGACAGTCATTTCAATTTCTTGACCAGATGTATATATTTCTTTCGTATATTTATCTCTAAATGGTTGTAACACTTTGTATTTTGCCATTAGTCATCACCCTTCTGGCTCCGGCTCCGGCTCCTCTGCTCCTAATGTCACTTTAACAACAGCGGGCTTATTGTCATCTAAGATAAACTCTCCTGCTTTACCTGCACCTTGTAGCGCTACCCCGTCAAAGTCTTCTGATTCAATGGTGCGGGCGGTATTAATACCCGTAAATGCTTTACCTACACCCGTAATATATACATAGGCTACATCGTCACCTTGCAATTTTGCTTCGGGAATTTCCTGAATGACGAATCCTTTGAATTTTAGAATACCATTGTTATCAATATCCGCTGACGACTTTTTAGCACTTGTCGTAAGTGGATGGTCAATAATTGCGTTATATAGTTCAGGTGTTACCTTCGCTACTTTATTTCCAATTGCTTCGATATTAACGTAGTAATTAGATAAGTCGTTGAATAAGGCTAGTACACTATCTGCCTTGAAATCTGCAATTGTTTCTGTATGACCTGCTATGGAAGCAATAAACTTGCTGTGCGCATCGTCAAACGTCTTTACTTTAGCCTGTGCCTGCAAGTCTAATCGATCAGCAACAGCCGCCTCAAAATCATTATTAACTGTGTGCTTATCGATTCCCTCGTGAAATACCCATTCCCAAGAATAACGTACTGGCGTATCCGTGTAGATGATTTCGGTGCGTGGTCCAAAACGTGTCGTATTGCCTGTTCCTGTGCCGAACGCTACATTCGCGCCTTTGTTGTAAGCTGCACCTACAACAACAGGAATATCGGACGTTTTCACATAAAAGGCTGTTTCATTGTGCTGTACACCGTCCAGTGCTTCAATGCCACCACCAAAAAAGTCAGCGAAATAAGCTTGCTTTTTAAATACCGCTTGTAATAACGCTTTGAATTGCGGTTGATAGCTACGCGCGGCTTTTTGGTTATTTTCTGTACCTGCAAAGAACTGTAAATTTAATTTTACTAATAATGTTTTACCCATGTTTATTTCTCCTTTATTCATATTTTGCTAATTTAGCAGTGAATGGATCATTGTCACCGCCCCCTTGTGGTGGATTGTGATTCCCTCCACCAAAATTCGGCGCTGGTGGTTGCGCTGACTCTGTTTCAGGCACAAATAAAAACGACTTTGATTCCTTTAAAGCCATTAGTTGGTCGTCAAGGCCGCCCTTTACATTGCCTTGCTCGTCTAATTCGATTTTCTCTTTGTTAAGCAAGCCCGATACAATATCTAAATCTTGTACCTTACCTGTTAGTGCTAACTTGACCGCGCTTGACAGACGTGTTTCAGCAAGCTCTGTTGCATGCTTATCCGCGTTGTCTTTATTTTCTTGCTGCAGGCGTGTAATTTCTGCTTGTAAAGCATCATTGCCAGCCGCTTTAGGTTTTAGCTCCTCTAGTTGCGTGTCACGCTCTGTAATGGTATCATTAGCTGCCTTTAGCTCCTTAATTTTCTCGTCCAATCGTGATTTAGGAACCATTGTGCCGAAACCATCTAAAACTGATTGTGCCTGCTCTTCCGTCAATCCCATTGCTAATAGTTGTTCTTTCGTCATAATACTATGTCCTCCTTCGCTTTTTACGTGCAACGGCACGATAGAGTAAGACACGCTTTATTGTTTAACGTCTACAAGCTGTGCGTCAAAAAGACGATAATCCCAAACGTTTGGGATTTTGAACACAAAAAAGACACTCAACTGTATAATAAGTTAAATGTCCTTAAATTCATCATCGCTTTTAACCACACCTATTCGCTTAAGGTGGTTACGCAATTTTTCTTTATGCTTTTGCTTTTCTTCCTCCGTGAACTCTCTTTCTCCGACTGTTTCGCCACCTAAAGGCTGATTCCATCGCGGATCGCTAAAAGGTTTTTGTTTACTCATCGTATTCCTCCAATAAAATATGATGTACGTCATTTATTACTTCTATTCTATTAATGATAAACTTGGAGCCGCGCTCATACAATACTTCCTGCTCACCTGGATTGTAATTGCTAATATTCCGACCTTTTCTTGCATCTAAAATATACAGCTGCACCTGCGCTTCGGGATTGTAAGTATTACCTTTTGTAGTTGATATATATTCTTTGTACATCTTTTCTTTCCCTGGTACATGCTCCTGCAAGAATCGGGCCATATCATCATTAGTGTTGAAGTAAATAGAACGACTTAAATCACCTTCATATTGTGGCAGCTTCTTTAGAGCAGCATCCAAATGATTAATTAAAACCTCATCTTGTTCATTAAGAGACGTTCCCCTTCTCAATTTGTCATTAAGCTTATAAGATTCAGAGCTAATATATTGATTAATAGCTCGTTGCTCATTGTTATTGAGGCTCCTTGCATTACTTAAATTAATGACACGTTCTTTGTCGTATCTGCGCGGCAGATTGTGCTCAGCGATAAACTCTCGCACTTTTAGTTGGCGATTGCGTACGAGCTTTTCATACTTAGCAATCGTCTTTTCATCGCCAATTTCACGCGCTAAATTAAGTGAGCGTTTAGCCTTGCGAATCTGTCGCTCGTAATAGCGCTGCTGCTGCGTCAACTCGTACTCTTTAGATACACCCTCCGCGTCATACTGTATTTGATTATTGATATTTATACCTGGTACAAACGGATAAAGGATATGGCGACAGTTAACACCTCGAATACCCCAGGGCTCCCCATAGCCAAAGTCATATATAGATGGATAGTCTGGATGGCTTGACGGATTGCTCATGCTACAAACGCGCCCTTGTATCTTTGCACAAGCTGGACGAGCATTTGAGTAGCTATTGACCAACACTAGATCAACGCCATAATCTTGCATACGTGATAGACGCAGCTCATTGTAAGTACGGTTAACAGTTGAGCGTAAAACTGTGTTTACATACTCTTCGAGATGCCATGTACGTCCAGCTTTATCAATAAAACCTGTATCGATGCCGCGCTCTGCCCAACGTGTTACTGTTTCAGCCATTGCTTGATTGATTGTTTTATTGCCAGCGAGCACTTGCGCGGTTGTTTCCTCGACAATTTTGCGGTACATCTTAGTGACAGTACCCTCACCATAATTCGTAGTGATAAGTGATTGATTAACGTAGTTATCAATATCCCTGAAGGTTTGCTTCACATAGGCTTCAAGCCGCGCGTCAATGTCAGATGGCTTAGGCTGCCGTTGATATTTAACACGCTTTATATCCTCGTCAACCGACTTAATCGTGTCATACCCGACATCCTCAAACATTTGCTCGATGTCAGTCTTCGCAATTCCTGTCGTTTGAGAGAGCGCGGCTATGGTTTCTTGATTAAGCATTCTGAGTTGTTGCATCTTGTCAATTTGCCATTGCAATACATAATCCTTGCCCGCAGTTGCAGGAGCCTTTAAACGCCTTGCAATCTGCTGAAATAACTCGTCCTCTAATGCAACATAAATATCTGCTATTTGCGACGTGTATAGGTTAAATTGATGCGGTGTGATAGTTGGACGCGCCATCTATATCACTCCTCATGACCAAAAAGAGACACTTGCTTTTTTATCTCCTTTAAATCAGGAGCATTTCGCAACGTCTCTTTGTAAATTTCTTGCATGATTTTTTCTGCTTCCTCTTCGCTTGCGCCAAATATTTTGATGATAGCGCGCTTACGACTCTGTAATTCAGCCGCAACGAGCTTTATCTGCTTGTCTATTTCAGCGTCAGCATCTTGCGCTATGGAATCATCAAACTTAACTGTTGTCTTATATTTTGCTGGAGGTTCGTAAAGCTTATACAAACTAGCCAGCGTGGCTATACAGTCAACTAAATCCTTTATGCTTTCCTCGATTACATTTTCATGACTCTGCTTCGTACGGAAGGTTTTACTGTTTTCAGATACCACCTCCGTTGCTGTTTTCATGCTTTGACCATTGAACGAAAATGTACCAGGGCTAAAACCGATTTGCATCGCTAAAACGTTGAGTAAAGCATTCATAGCAGCAATATGCTCTTCAACTCGCAATGTCACGTTGATCTCTGTTATCGTATTATCGTCCATATTTCCACCGTCGAACGCCTCATACGTTTCATCGGTTGGATCGAAGTAGCGATGTTGTTTCCCTGTGTCAGGATCTACTACCATCTTAATCATGTGTGCGGGTACGATAATGCGTTTGCGCCCTAGCCTAAATTCGCGTTGTAAACTATCAAACGCAATATCTAAAGACTTTAGCGTGTCGTAGCTGTTAGCATAAATAGAGATACCAAGCGGTACAGTGCTGTCAACGTTATTCGCTATGTTTGGCTTGAAGTAAGCGAAAAGTGGCTTTGTAGCACCTTCTATTGGGATGTACTCAGACATATCGGGATAAAGTATAGATAACGGTACTTTAACACCTAAATCATTCCCATTCCCATTCTCACTTTCATATAGTTCATTGGCGATGATGTACTCTCCATCCTCAAATGTGTGCCATTCCAAGTGAGTGTAAACCTTGCCTTGTTTACGTGTTTCGCTAATAAACACACCCTCTGTAATCCGCGCGTTTGTCCAGCTGACCGGAAGGAAACAATCCGCAGTCACATATGACAACTGAATTTCGTTATCTTTGACATACGGCTTAATCACCATGCCGCCCATTGCAAACATAAACTCCAAGTAATTTTGCATGTTGGATGTAAATTTGTTTTCCTTCAACACTTCGTATACGAACTCATTAAAATTAGTATCCGACAACGACAATTCAACTTTTTCGTTAAAAATGAGTGTAGCCAACTCCTCAGCGGCGACCTTTGGCATATTGAGCGTAGCAATTGTACGCTTACCTACACCCTCTTGGATATTAAAATAAGGCATTTTATGAATACCCTCGAAATGCCCTCGATGCAGGCTGCGCCACTCAATGATTTTGTTATAAAAATCATCCCCGAGCGCTATCTTTTTATGCTGTGTGACACTTTCTATCTTCTTGATTAACCCCAACTTTTCACCCACCTTCCGAAAGAAACTTTTGATTCCATTGAGCATTGCTTCACCACCTACTTTTTAAGTCCTAGTTTTCGGAGATTATCATTAACGTAATACTGGAACATATCACATGTATGGTCATCTTCTTTAATTACCTTTGGATCATCTGTATTTACTGTGTTAGCATCCCATTGATATTTGCGATGCTCATCTAAAAAGATTTGATTGTTTGGTGTATTGAGTACAAAAAAACGACCTTGTGCAAGTAGGTCGTGGACATTGTCAATCATATCTGTTTTTTTCTTTTTCGCTATTGGATGCAGCCTTATGCCATGGTCTTTGTATACTTGGTTACGCAAAGCTCCCTCCGCGCTGTCAATTGTTTGTATATCAAAATAACGGCTGTATTGCGCGGTGATACTATCACACCACCCCTTGAACGATTCCGACAGTTCGCTAGGTGCTTTTTTAACTACCTTATTTGCAGGGCTGTAATACCAAGTATCAAGCAAGATAACATTTTGTTTACGTGTTAAAGCAAAGGCTCCATGTGTGGTAGCGGACGTTTGATGTCCACTATCTGTTGAACTATCAATTAAAATAAGGTCATCATCTTGCGGTAATGCATCTATTAAATGAAAATGATTCATGTTATAGATGTTATCTCCTATGCCGACAGCTTCACCGCCATACATCCAGCGCCAATAATCAATATCCGTTTCTTTATACTGCTCAATTTTGCGAATCATTTGTTGCGACAAGAAGCCTCTTTCATCATCTAAATATGTAGAGTGATGTAAAAAGTAATCAGGATGCCCCGCCTTGCCGTCTCGCCATTCATTCACCCAGCTATAAGGGTTGCGCGGTGGATTGTAAGAATAGTAAATATCCACTTCCTTATCCCCTAAATCTTGACGAATGAATGTATCTGATACAATATCAATGTCCTCTACCCCTGCAAATTCAGCAAGTTCCTCGAACCACAATGCTTTCACATAGCCTTTCGCAATCTTGGCTGACTTAATCTTCAACGGATCATCAACGCCGTAAAAATAGAAGGCGGTACCTGTAGCTTTATGCCGTATAATCAAAGGCGATTTACCGAAGTAAAACTCATCTTCCAACTTCAACATATAGACGGCCCATTTAATTTGCTCATATACAGATGTAGACAGGTACTTTCCGACTTTACGCAAAATAACCATATTAGCCTGGTCGTCCTCAATGAAATCTGTAACAAGCTTCAAACTAATGACGGATGATTTCATACTAGAGCGTCCGCCACTCAATACCTTATTTGGTTGCTCACTAAGCCAAACCGAGTAAAAATGTGGATTCATTAAGTCAAGTAGATTTACCGTTCGCACGTTCATTCATGACTCGCCTCATTTCATCCTCATTTTTTACAATAATAGTCTTGCTAGAAGCAGCATGCTCATTACTAATTTGCTTAATCTCAGCTTTAGTGCGATCAATGTTAAGCTGCATCTGTTCCAGCTTTAGACGTCGTTCGTCATCCTCTGTCGTGAGGTCCATGAATTGTTTTACTAGGTTACGATGCTCAGCAAATGCGCGTGTCTGCGCCTTAATGTATGATTCGTAGCGTTCGTGAGCATAGACGACTTTGTAGTCTGTCTTACTTAACCCTCCGTCTGCTGACATTTCACCACTAATTTCTTTGAGGTGGTCGAATGGATCTTCTACCCACATAATTTTCTGTGCGCGGATGATGGCAGCAAAGCTCAGCTCAATCTGTAGCCACAGCTGGTCAATGACATCAAACTCCTGTAACGCTTCCATGATTTCAACCTGTTCATCATACAGAAATTTACTGCGCAACCCGTGTATCATGGCAGCCCTGTTCCGTTTGGTAAATTGGTTCGGTGGACTTGGGTTGCCACCACGCCTTTTGACTCGTCTATCATGCTTAGGTGGCTTGTCCTGTATGAGTTCGGCTTCATCCGCGCTCTCTGCATCCTCATTAGAAAAGGTTGCAACCTTTTTGTTTTTGGTTGCAACCTTTTTCGTTCCGTCACGCGCCCACGGATTACCGTTTTTGGTGTCACGACTTTTTTGACTTTTAATAGTCCCTAATGGTACATCGTATTTTTCGGCCAGCTTAGCTAATGTAATTTTCGTTGTTTCATATTCGTGTTTAATTTCTTCCCAATTAGCCATGTTTCATAATCACCACCACCTCCAACATAAAAATGTTTCTCTACTATATAGGCGTTTGTACGTCAAACTATATATTTTTAAGAAATATTATGATTTATTTTCATTTCCGCGCGCTTCAAATAGCCTTGAATTGTACTTCTGCCGATGCCTAACACTTTAGCAGCTTTGCCAAAAGTCATACACTCTGCACGTACCATAACAAATGCCGCGCGTTCATTTGCTGTAAGTCCTCTTAAAGCACGTTTTATTTCATTTTTCACATTTGCCATGCGCAAAATTTCATCCGTCCATGAATCATCAGCTGATTCGCTCTCTTGCATCCAATTAGGTACATAGCTCTCTGCATCCGTATATGAAATCAAATCTTGCATAAGGTGATGGTCCATGACAAAGGTATCTGTACGGGTTGCCGCGCGATACTCAGCTGGGTCGTAACCTGTTTCCATCCATTTGATAGCTTCCATCATATCGCGCTCCATACTTGGGCATCCACCAGCTACACGTAGCTCCTTTAATGATTGTTTATACTCTGCAATTAAATCTGGAAAATACATGGCCATCTCCCTTTCATCTATGTAAATAAAATATGTAAATAAAAAAGGACACTAATAGACCTGGCGCAATTGCCAAAGCCTATCAGTGTCCGTCGGTTTTTCCGTAAGGACTGTTATTTAGTTTGTTTAATACGGATGCGTTCCGCGCGCTCTACGTCGAGCACTTGCCCATTCTTCCAAATGATTGTATCTTGTCCGAATGATTTAGGGCTTAATGCTGTTATTACACCGTCTTGCACGATATACACACCGTTTTCATTTGTATTAATTGTTGCTTTCTCCATAAGCTGCCCCCTATAATGTATTTAGAAATGCATAAGGGAACTTATGTTTCGCCGTAGTGAGCCCAACTTGCTACGGTGTTTTTTAATATAGCTCTCCGCTATCGACAACTTCCCCACAGCGATAGCAATACACAATTTCATATGTGTTGGCTACTTCATCGGTTTTATTTACAATCTCCCCATCCATAGCACTTTCCTTATTGCAAATAAGCTGTTTAGCTAGTAAGGCTACTTCGTTATAAAACAAGTGGTCATTCCCGCATTTTTCACATTTATATTTCATGATTTATCCCTCCATTAGCCATTGTGGTATCAGCTCTATATCGTTCAGACAGCCGTAATAAATACTGTTATCCAATGCACTTTTATTTTTGGCCAACTTTATATTGCACTCCTGGTGCAAGTGAAACCGCATGTGTTGCTCATCCTGCTTTGCTCTTGCGCATATGGCTTGTATACCTTTATCAATAATTGCTGTACATGCAAAGCATTCATGTATTTTACGAGTTATCACAGGACGTTTTTCTGTGATTTCTAGCATTTCATTTCCCCTCTCTGATATTTGTTGCAGCTCGTTCAGCTGCTAATTTCGCACTTTCAACTAGGTGCATGTAACGCTCGGAATAATTTTCAAGTACATTAATGATGATTCTCCATTCATCCACGCCTCTGATTTCTGCTGCCTTTCGTATGTGTTCTATTGTTCCCTGGTCCAATTCCGCAAAAACAACATGTTTTTCAAAATCCATTTGTCGCCCTCTCTTCCTAAGCATTTTGGTCATTGTGCTCAGTCTGATTCTGACCATTTATTATTAAATTCATGAAACTTTTCT